TCCAGCATTAACATCATTTGGATTTGTTGGATAAAAGCGACAAGGTTTATAACTATCAGCATAAGATTCTTTAGTATTACGCTTAATGTTATTATTTATAATGTCATTATATGGATTAATATAGCCATGTTTTTTTTCATCAAAACCTACATTTAATATTAAAGTGTAATAACTTTTAACTTGATTATATGAAGTTAAATCTTCACCTTCATTATTTAAAGTTCCAATAAAATTTCCTCCTAGTTCATTTTTTTTAAACTTAATTAAGAAATCAATAGTATTATAGCGTGGAGGTTTCCATTTAAATGATTCATTCCATGTAGTTTTATAATTTGGGGCAGCAACACCTGTTTTTGAACTACATACACCTGTATTTGCTGGTGTAAAAATTAATCCATCTGTATTATATTCATATAAACCCTCATTAATATTAGTCAAAATTTTTGTACAACCATTAAATATGTGGGCACCATAAAATTTTTTAACATTAATTTTAATATGTATTTCTTTACTATTTGTAATTGATTTTAATTCTAGACTTTTTATTACACTATTTAATATTATAAGACGATAATTGAAATTTTCCTCTTTTTTGCTTTTCTCACTTTTTTCTTGTGCACTTTTTTCTTGTGCACTTTTTTCTTGTGCACTTTTTTCTTCTTTGCTTGTTTCTTGTGTTTCTTTTTTGCTTGTTTCTTTTTCTGGTGTACTTTGTTCTTCAATAGTCAAATTAATAAAAGGTAAACCTGTTACATTTTTTTCATTAAAATAATATATATCAAAGCAAGCAAATACATTTATATATTCACCTTTTTTATTATGTAAAATATGTTCACCATCTATAATAGTATTAAATAATTCTTTTTTCTCGCTATAACATCCAGTAAATTGTATATTCATAGTTGTAGAAATAAAGTATAATTTTCCTTGTGGTGATATATATAGTAATTTTCTAGTTCCATCTGCTTTATCTGTTACAGTATAATTATTTCTAATATTTGGAATAGAATTATTTGTATCATTTATTTCTGTTTCGGGTAAAATATTTACCATTTGTAATGTAGTAGATGATGGACCAATGAAATCTTTTATATTTGGTAGCATCATAGCTTTATAATCCGGACCTTTTGCTAATTTTAAATATTGTTGCATAGCAAAATCCATCTCATTTAGAGTTATGGGATAATTTGTTTCTTGTAATCCTATTAAAATATATTTAATAACTTTGCGTAAATTTGTATATAAAAATTCCGCACTTGAAAATGTTTTGTTAGCAATAATAAGTTCATTATTTAATTCTATTTCTATTTCAAAATTTTCTAATGAATTAAAAACTTCCGAATCTTTAATATTAAATTGCTCAATAAATTTGCCATATTGTGATTTAGAAGTTTTAACAATACTACAATGAATTAAAAATGGTAAATCTGGGTGTCTATATTCATAGCGTTTAATATATCTAAATATTTTTTTAAATGAATTCCATTTGCTATGTAGTTCTTCAATAGCATTATGATTTCTAGGATAATTTTGCTCTGTTTGATAGCATACGCGAAAATTATAATCATCAAAATCTAGTGGAAATAATTGTGTGTCATTATTTTTAAAATATTCTTTTTCTACAAATTTAATATTATTTTCATCTAAGATTCCAGATAAATTATTAAATTTACAATAACTTTGAATATTTGGCATTCCATTTATTTGCGTTCTAATATTAGATAAATTACTAGCATTCATTATTTTCAAAAAATAATTTTCATTAATTAATTTAAAATCATAATTCAGCAAACTCTTTATAACATTATAAAAATCCACTTTATTAATATTTTTTATTTTCTTTGTTCCAAAACGAATCTCAAATTCAGGATATACATTTTCAGAAAAGCGTGTATAACTTGATAAATATGTTTCAATATATTTTTGAAATTTATTGCTTAATTCTTCTTTTTGAGAATCTTTGCTTGTTTCTTTAATTAATTGACTTTTACTCATAATTAATATATATTATTATTTATTATTTATTACATTGTAATATATAATAAATTTCAATTTTATAATAAAATGGAAAAAATAAAATGGAAAAAATAGAATGAAAAAATTAAATAAAAAAATTAAAAGGAAAAAAATATAATAGCATAAAGTTTACTAATTTAAATTAATTTTTGTAATATATTTTCATATAATTCTTGCTTTTTCTTTTTTTTAGTATGTTCATCATATACATTAATGTTTAATTTTTCAGCTAAAGAAACCAAATCATCTAATTTATAACTGCTAAATGCCTTTAATGGTTTTTCAAGATTTTCAATAGCATAATAGGATTTTAATATTTTTTGAAGTTCTTCTTCTGTTGTGCTATTAACTAATTCTATATCAAAATTATTGAATTGGGAACTCATTTTTACGTTTGTTATTTTTAATAATTTATAATTTTGTAAGTTAATAACTTTTTCATCATTGTTTGTACATATAATACAATATGTATTATTGTCACGAATTAATATAACATTCACTAAATACAATACGCACAAAGCATGAAAAGTTTTGAAACTTATTTTTTCATTATTTGTAAGATCATCTTCAACCGCACTTTTTTGAATTTTATAATCTTTTAATATATTTTTTTGATTTTTTAATTTTTCAACACTATTAATTTTAAACTCTTTCATAATTTTAAATGAATTAATATGTTCTAAATCACTATCATTTAAATTATTAATAATTTTGTAAAATATCCAAAATAATTTATCCGCAAAATTTTTATGATTATTAATTTTAAATGGTTCATTATATTTGCTGTATTTTTTAGAATAATTTATTTGAACTCGATTTCTTGGAACGCCTACATTTACAACTATATTTTGCTTTTTAATATTATTAGTTACATTACTTATATTGGTTTCTTTAATTTCATTGCTATTAATAAATGTTAAATTTTTGGAAGTATTATTACTAGTTTTAAGGTCATATAACATATAATGCTTTAGTTCATTTAAATCTAGATTTCTTAATAATTCTTCTTTATTTAGACATAACATTTTAACTACTAATATTAGTAGTAGTAATATCTTTATTATCTTTAAAATAAATTGTTTGCAAAGTTCTTTTCAATTTTTCGTCTTTATTTATATCACTTTCTTGTTTTTTTATAAAATCAATATAATTACATATATCTTTGTAAACTTTGAGAGATATTTTATTTAAATTAACAAAAATACCATTACTATTTTCATTTAAATAAACATTATTTATTTTTAATATTTTAGCAATTTCTATATGATGACTATTTTCTAAAGATTCTATTGTTTTACACAATTTAATTAAATCATTTGAATCTATATTATTATTAGAGTCAATAATATTGTTTTTACACATTATACTTGGGTCTTGCTTTTCTTCATTGTCTTCATTGTCTTTTATGTCTTCATTGTCTTGATTATCTTCATTGTCTTTTATGTCTTCATTGTCTTTTATGTCTTCATTGTCTTTTATGTCTTCATTGTCTTTTATGTCTTGATTGTCTTGGTTATCTTCGTTAACTTCATTGCTATTCATAATTGTTAATTAATATACTAATAAAAAATTGCCTTTAAATAAATTTTATATAACTAATCAATCATTTATATGTAAGTTCTTAATTGCTTGTTGTGTTGATTTCTTAATTTTTATTTTTAATTTTTTTCCTCCTAGTTTTTCTAAATTTTCATCAGCTTCTAGCGATTCCAATTCATTTTTTAATGTACTATAATTATTAATACTTATTAATTCAGCAATTATACTAATAAATTTATCATTTAATTCGTAGCGTTGACCTAATATACGAACTTGTATAATATCATTTTCTTTTATTTGTGAGAAAGCTTCATTATTATAATGATGATCACGTGCTATAAAAACAACATATGGACTATGTTCATCATCTACAATTAATTCAGCACGAACTCCTACTTTTGTTATAGATTTTGTAATACAATAAATCATTGTGGATTCAACTGGATTTGTTATTAAACACTCAAAAACACATTCAAATAATATTTTATTATCAAATAATTCACCGCTTGAATATGTTAATAATTTTACACTATTATTTTTAACATATCCTTCTTTAATACATTTACCTTCATTTAATTTTTTGATTTTTGTTTCTAATATGTCAAATAGTTCTGAATTAACTTCATCATATTTTAATACTATTTTTTGTGTTAATAATGAACGACTATAAACATGAGAGTTGTCTAATGTAGTTTTTTTAAACGATGATTTTTTATTTTGTATTTTAGACATTATAGTATATATATTATTAATTTAATCTTTAAAATTATTTCAATTATATAATAAAATATTTTTATTATATTTTATTTTATTATATTTTATTTTATTATATTTTATTATATTTTATTATATTTTATTTTATTATATTTTATTTTATTATATTTTATTATATTTTATTATATTATATTTTATTATATTTTATTATAAATTATTTATTTGTGCCTCAGAAAGATTTAAAAACCATCTTTTATTATCTTTCTTTTGTAAATCATACAATCTAAAATATAATTCTTGTGCCGCACAGAAATTTTTTTGATTTAATTTTTCGCCTTTTTCCAAATTTTTTCCTTTTAATTTTTCAATTATTTCATCTTTTACTCCCAAAGCAATAAAAATTTTTTCACTATTAAGTTTTCCAGCTTGTGCACATATTGCCCCTTTATTTGAACCTGTTTTTACTTTAAATTCTGTTATTAATTCTTTTGTTATTTTTTTATTTATTGATAAAAATCCTAAAGGAACTGCCATTTGTGAACTAGGTATTTGTTGCGATTTAATAACATTATCAAAATCATTATAATCTTCTGATTGTCCGCTATTTAGTGTTATATTTAAAGTCTCTAAATTTGTAGTAATTAATATATATAAAGTATAGTCTCTAAATTCACTTTTATTTGGTATATATAATGCTTTTAATTTACCATTATTTGTTTCTAAAATTTTTGAATTATAATAAATTAGTAAGTCTTTTTCAAAGCTTGTTAGTTCATTATAGCCATTATTTAATAAATATATAACTAATAAAACAGTCTTATTAAAATCCAAGTCATCTAATAATATATTTCTTGCTAAACTATTTATTTCATTTGTAGTTATTACTTTTTCATTTTTTAATATGTCGGTCATTTTACCATAATAAATATATTTGTTATCTTTTAATGCGTATTCACTTTTAGATGGTACATATTCTGTAATTATAAAATTATAATTACGTTGTAATTCGGTAATTATTGTTTTAACATATTCTATATTTTTAAGTGTTAATTTATCATCTAAATCATCTTGATTTAGATTAATTTTAGGAGTAAGTGTTTTTTTTTCATCTTTAGCTTCCTTGGCTTGTTTAGCTTCTTTGACTTCTTTAGCTTCTTTGGCTTCTTTGACATCTTCTTTGCTAAATATATCAAAACCCTCAGGAACAGCAAATTTTAAAGCGTCAGGTTTTAATAATATGTTATTGGATCTTTCAAAAAGCGTAGCATCACTATTTAAATTTATTGGTTGAAAAATATATAAATCATCAATATGTATTAATTTGCCTCGTGTATTATATTTGTCACTAATAAAAATATTTTCATTATTAACCAATTCATTTAAAGCATTATCAATATGTGGTAATGGATATTCTTTAAATGTATTTAAATAGTTAATAATTGTTTCTTTGGTACAAAAATAATATTCTTTAAACAAATCTCTCAAAAGTTTAATAATAACTTCATTATTTGTTTTTAAAAATGATTCATCATAAGAAAATAGATTTATTTTAGTAGGTCCATATTTTTGAGTATATTCTTCTAAAGATGGTTTACAAGTATATTGGCAATTATCCATATAATCACATAATGGACTATTTACTTTATCTCCAATAGCATATTCAATTTTATTAGAATTAGAGAGAATTAGTTGTAATTTTTTATTTGAATAGTTTTCATTTAAATATTTTTCATCAAATTTTTGTTGCTCATAATTTAAATAACAATCAATGCTATGTTCTTTTAAAACGCGAGTAATATTTCCTATTATTTTGGCTTTTTCTTCTGCTTTTCTATAAATTAATAAATCAACTGCCTCATTTGCATTACTTAATAATGTGCCATGCATAAATATTTGAACATTACGTTTATTTAATGGCAAATCTTTATGACTACATGTTCTAATAGCACGCCCAATAATTTGCTCTACTCTATTAATATTATACCATGGTTCTAAAACATGTATTTGTCTAATATATTTAAAATCTAAACCTTCACTGCCTGCTGCCGATAATAAAATTACTTTAACATTTTCACCGCCAACATTAGTATGATCTGTACATGCTTTTAAATCACTTACTATGTCTGGAGAAATATTACTATTTCCACTTATAATTACATATTTAGCACCTTTAAAACGATGTCCTATTTGTAATACTTCAGATTTTTTCTTATAAGTATTTACATCTAATTCTTCACTTGGTGGAGTAGCAAAGAGGGATTTATTACTTCCATAACGCATAAATCCAACTGCTTCTAAAGCAAGTGCTATTGGTATTAATCCCGAATCTATAAATTGTGAATATACTATTACTGGACCTTGAGAACCTATTAGCGAATCAATAAGTGATTTAATTTTAAAACTATATTTTCCAATTACATCATAATCAAACATATTAATAGGCATATTTTTTAAAAACTCAGTCTTAAAATTATAATTATATCTAGATTTAGGTGCTTGTGTTTCTTGATAAGTCATAATATTATTAATTGCTGATTTGCCAACAATATTTTTTATGTCAACTAGTGTATTTATTTCTTCAATATTTATATTTGCCACTAATTCTACAATATTATTATTATAGTAAATCATTTTCTCATTAAAATAATTTTCTAATTTATTATTAGGAAAAACAATATTTAAACACTCCAATGGTTTTTGTAACAATGTGTATCCAAAAGATTCCATAGCGTTTATTTTTTCTTCATCAAACTTTGATATATTATTTTTTAAAATAATATTATATACAAATTCTTGATATGGCGATATATTAACATCATTTACATATATATCAAATAGTGTTAGTGCTTCTTTTAAAGGAGTTCCATTTATTTTAAATTCTGGGTATTTTTTATTTAAAATACTATTATTTTCAGAGAAATCTTTTGGTAAAATTCTAAAAGGAAAACTTAAAGGATTATCACCTTTAATATAACTTATGTAGCCATTTATTTTTCTTTTAAATAGTTCTAAACCTACTTGTTCTCCATTGCTATTTACTATAAAACTTCCATCATTGGCAAATACATCTTTTAATTCTACTATTGAGCGTCTATCATTTAAGTTTAATATATTTATTAAAAAAATTATTTCTTTATAGTCATTAAACATAGGTGTTGCTGACATAAACAGCAATTTTAAATTATTTACATTTTTAACTAATTTCATTAACTCATTTGATACCAATTTATTACTATTATCTTTTGACTGACGTATGTTATGTATTTCATCAATAATTATTAACCTGTTATTAAAAAATTTTTGTAATTTGTTTTTTATTAATAATTGTTTTTTTTTTGAATCCATTGTACTTAATGATTGATTTGAAATATTAGATTTTTTTATTATTAAATTAGCAAATTGTGTATACCCCAAAAATAAATAATAATTGTTTATTATGTTTTTAACAATTTTTATTACTTTGTCGCGTGACAAATTTTTTTGTATCATATTAATTTCATCTAATATATTTTGTCCCGCACAATTATTAATAGACCAAAGTCCATTTTTTTCTTCTAATTTTCGCTCATCAAATAATTGTAAATAAAAATTTTCTTGAACATTTGGTGAAGCTACTATTATTATTCGTTCATTAAAACCCATAAATTTTAAATATTTTCTTGTTTCTTCGGCAACTCCAATTGCTGAACAAGTTTTACCAGTTCCTAATCCGTGATACAATAATAAACCATTATATGGAGTATACATTGAGAGAAAGTTTTTTATAAATTTTTGATGTGGTGCTAACTCAAAATCTTTATTACAAATTTCATTACTTTGTTTTTCAAAATCAAATTTTTCGTCTATTTTAATTATTAATTTATTTTCTTCAAATTCTTGCTTATTTGCTATTTTAATATTTAAAAATTCATCATCTAAATGTGGATATAAATATTTGTAGTTTATAGCATTTGAATTATTTAACTCTTCTTTATTCAATAATTCAATAGCATTATTAAAATATTTATAATCTGTTATAGTATTTAGGTTTTTTTCTAATATTTCTAATTTACTTTTGTCTAGTTTGCTATTGTCAAATTTATTTATATTTTCTCTAAATAATGATACTAATTCTTCGTTATTTTTTTTTTTAGATTTATCTTGTTTAATGTCTTGATTTACTTGTGGTTTTATGAATGATTCATCTTCATCGCTTTCTTCGCTTTCTTCGCTTTCTTCTTGAACACTTTCTTGGTCTTCGCTTTCTTCTTCAACACTTTCTTGGTCTTCGCTTTCTTCTTCAACACTTTCTTGTTCTTGCTCTTCTTCA